GTAATTAATGTTCTTGGCTTGCAGCCTTATTTGGATAACCTGATCAAGCTGCGTAGCACAAGAAGGATATAAAAAAGACCACTTATTAGGAAAGTGGCCAATCAAAAATTAACAACTAAATTATAAACAAATAACTCAAATCTTGCAACCTGGGTATTGCCGTAAGTGACGGGGTCTGCTAAAAAAAGGATCATTATTTTCATAATAGACCGATATCTCAATACCTTCTTAAAAAATTGTCATAAATAATGCAAGCACGTCAGAAAAAAATCCATAATTGTAACTCGTAAAACTTCCTAAGATAAAGCAAAAAAACACGTTTTAATTTGGGCATAAATAATCAGCAGACTGTGATATCCAGGTTGCAGGGTTTGAGTAACAGATAAAAAGGAGAAAATCAAAAATGAAACAATTTGTATTGAAAAAAAGTGGGAATGAATTCGATGATGAGTCGAAAAAAATATAATGCAATGAATGACAAGCTTAATGAGTTGTTTGAAAAGTTACAAGGCGATGTATCAAAAGAAGAGGGTGATGCAATTATAGAAGAGTTCCAAAATCTCATTAAGAATTGCGGAGCAGCATTTGAATTGAGAGTGATTCCTGGATTCGATAGTCCGGTTGTAACTGGTGAATCCAAAGCCGGTGCTTTAATCTTTGGAATTACCACAAATATGAAGCCTGATTTAATCACTGAATGTTTCAAAGCGTGTACGCAGGCTTTTTCCAAAGAGCTTGAAAGACAAATCAACATGAACAAAGTCGATCATCAGATTTATCAATCAGGAGGAAATATCAATATGGAAAGTAAATGTTATTACGAAAAGTTAGATCTAAGTGAAGAAGAATCTCAAAAGAGAAATTGCGAGATTCATGAAATCATAAATAGGTTCAAAACATTGGAGTCAGACATGGCCAATACTACGAATATCTTAGAAAAAGTTCGTTTAAATTCGGAGTTTATAAAATATTTGGAATCTTTAGGTCCGGCATATGAATTATCGGTATCGGCCACACAAAATATTGATGCCCAGGCAAATCCAAGTGTTGTTGCACTAGGACTTGTAAATGGATTGACCGCAGATCAATTAGGCAAGTGCTTTGAAAACGCTGTAAATGCATTCAACACTACTCTAGAAAATGAATTCAGAGCTTATCAGGCTTTCAATAAATTAAAAGGTGAACACAATGTCAATTAGAGCTAGAAAATACAACGTAGAACTTCATGAATATGAAGACATTCTTCTTCCTGATGAATGTAGAACGTATGAAGATGATATGGAAAAGATGGTGCCATGTGCACAATGTGGAAGAATGTTCAGATTTGGTGAGATGTACACCTCAAGAGAAGTACATACTGCATATGGATTTGGATTTGCAGTCTGTGCAGAATGTTACGATGGCGAAACGGACAGATTTCTAAAAGAACATGAACCATCCAAGGAGGAATAGCGATGCCATTCTTTAAGGATATCGACGATTGGAGAGAATGGAACGACAACCGTTATATAGATGATTCTGGTGAACCAGAAGAAGAAAAAGAGGATGAATCAAATGAAGATGAATAAAGTAATCAAACATAAGTTGCCAGCTACTCATGAAGAGTGGCTGGACAATCGTCTAAAGGGAATCGGTGGCTCTGATGCCGGTTCTGTTCTAGGCATGAATAAATACAAATCAGCTTACGCATTGTGGTGTGAGAAAACAGGTCGTATCCATAAAAATATCGACAATGAGCGTATGCGATTTGGCCGAGATATGGAGGATTATGTAGCAAAAAGATGGGAAGAAGAAACCGGCAAGAAATGCCGAAAGAGTGGATTTTCATTCCAATCTGTAGATCATCCATTCATGTTGGCCAACGTTGACCGCTTAGTTGTTGGTGAGGATGCAGGTCTCGAAATCAAGACCACGTCTGAATACAACAAGGATATATATTCGAAAGGAAACATTCCACCTCAGTATTATGCACAGTGTATGCATTATATGGCAGTTACCGGTCTTTCTAAGTGGTATATAGCTATTTATATTCCAGGAGTTGACTTGTACTGCTATGAAGTCCTTAGAAGCGATGATGAAGTCAATGCACTGATCGAGCAGGAGAAAGAGTTCTGGAACTGTGTGGAGAATGACATTGAACCGCCAATCGATGGGTCGGATTCCACTGCACAAGCAATCAGCGAATTACATCCAGTAGAAAATGATGAAGACAACATTGTGGATCTAACTCCATTGCAGCAGGAACTGGATGCATTGAAGCTTGTCAAAGATAAAATCAAGGAGCTTCAGGATATTCAGAAAAAGCATGAGAATGAAGTTAAAAATTACTTAGGTGATTCTGGTATTGGAACATCTGACAAGTTCAAAGTTACATGGAAAACATCGATATCAAATACATTCGATACTAAAGAATTCAGAAAAGATGAGCCTGAACTTTATGATCAATATTTAACGCAAAGAAAAATGAGAAGATTTTTAGTCAAAGAACAGTAGGAGGATAAATACATATGACAACAACAAATCAACAAGGAATGATTGCAAAGACGCAGTCAAACACTGTGGCCAAAAAGCAATCAAAGACCATCAAGGAGTATATCTCAGTGATGTCAGGAGAAATCGCGAAGGCATTGCCTAGTGTAATGACTCCAGAACGATTCACACGAATCGCATTATCTGCAGTATCTAATAATGCCAAGCTAGCATCATGTACTCCACAGTCATTCTTGGCTGCAATGATGAATGCAGCACAATTAGGATTGGAACCTAACACTCCGTTAGGACAAGCCTATTTGATTCCGTATGGTGGAGCTTGTCAGTTCCAGATTGGCTACAAGGGATTGATTGACCTGGCATATCGTTCAGGCGAAGTCAAGATGATTGATGCTCAAGTTGTTTATGAAAATGATGAGTTTGAGTATGAGCTTGGAATGGATCCGGTGCTTAAACATAAACCTGCAAGAACAAATCGAGGCAAGCCAATCTATTATTATGCAACGTTCAAATTAGTGAATGGTGGCCAAGGATTCCAGGTCATGTCGTATGAAGATGTTCTTGATCATGCGAAAAAATATTCTAAGTCATATAGCAGCGGCCCATGGGAAACAAACTTTGATGAAATGGCCAAGAAGACAGTTTTGAAGAAGCTGCTTAAATATGCACCATTAAAAACTGAATTCGTTAAGCAGGTGAATACAGATGAATCAATCAAGACAACGATTAAAGAAGATATGACAGAAGTTCCAAATGAATTCTTTGATGCAGAATATCAGGAACAACCTGGTGAAGATCCAGTGACCGGAGAAATCAAAGAATAATGCGTTATCAGTTTGTAGTACCAGGAGAACCTGGGTCCAAAGGAAGGCCTCGATTCTCTAATCGTGGTAAGTATGTAAGTGTGCATACACCACCTAAAACAGTTGAATATGAGAATCTAGTACGATTAAGCTTCATGGAACAGTGTGGCACTCCAAGCATGCTGGAAGGGTCCCTGGAAGTGAAGATTTTCGCGTATTTCTCACCACCTAAGAAAGTATCAAAAGTGAAACTAAATAAGATGCTTGCAAATGAAATCCAACCACAAAAGAAGCCAGATTCCGACAACATTGCAAAGGTTGTACTGGACTCCTTAAATAAAGTGGCTTTCGAAGATGATAAGCAAGTATCAGACCTGCATGTCTTCAAGAGATATGCACAGAAACCATGCGTAATGGTAGTTATAAATGAAATAGAACCAGAAGAAGAATAGAAAGGATTGCATATGTCGGAAATCAAGGATAATAGCAAAGTTTATTATTGGATCAAGTTGAAGACTGATTTTTTCGAAAGTGACGCAATCGATTTTCTTTTATCCCAGGAAGACGGATGTAAATACGTAACCCTATACATAAAATTGTGCACCATGACATCAAATACAGATGGTGTTTTAGCTACAAAAATTGGCAATATATTAGTTCCATACACTGTCGATAAAATTGCACGTGACACAAAGTTTTTTTCCGCAGACACAGTCAGAGCGGCCCTTGAATTATTCCAGAATTTAAGACTGATTGTATCTGAGAACAATGTGATGAAGATTGCAAATTATGAATCGATGATTGGATCGGAAACCGGATGGGCACAAAAAAAGCGATTGTATCGTGAAAATAAGAAGAAAAATCCGTCTGAAAAAAGCTCAAAAAAAGGCTCAAAAAACACTCGAAAAACGAGCTCAAAAACAGAAAAAAAATCGAAGGACAAAGTAGAGGACATTGTCCAGGACAAAAAAAGGACATTGTCCGATAAGAGATTAGAGTCTAGAGTCAAGAGTCTAGAGTCTAGAAATAAGTCAGTCAGTAGTCAGAAGTTAGATAGTGTGGCTGCGTCAAAAAGTGCAACAAACGAAAATGTGCAGACTGACTGGACTGACTGTTTTGTTAAACCGTCCATTTCAGAAATCGTGGACTACATCCAGGAACACAACTTGAACGTAGATGCCAAAAAGTTTTGGAAACACTACGAATCCACCGGATGGAAGACAGGTAACGATCCTATCAGGGACTGGAGAGGGCTTTTGAAGAAATGGAGCAAAGCGGAACGTGAAGAAGACAATCCAGGAACCGGAGCAATCCAACTGGATGAGAAATTCTACGCTAAACCAGTCCAGGTGTCAGAAGAGCAACTGCAAAGCGAATTAGCGCAGCTGCAGGAAAAAATCAAAAATGGAGAACTGTGAAAATGAAAACTAAAAAACAAACCGAAAAACAAGAACTCAAATACGCTCCTGGCGATAAAGTCGTTTATCACTGTGCAGGAACAGACCAATCAGGAACCATCATGTACGTTGACGATACGGACAAAGTAGCACCATACCGAATCGGTGGCATGAATATTCGTGAATCGGATATCGTGGAAAAGGTCATGAAGAAATGTGGCAGACCGCCCAAAAAGCAAGTGGAAGCTAAAGTCGAAGTTGTGGCCAAAGAGGAGGTTGTAGTCAATGCTGAACCTAAGCAGAAACCAGAAGAAACTCAGGTGGTTGAATCCATCCAGGAAGAAGAACCACTTCAGCAACCATCGTCAAACCAGGTTCACGAAGAAGAAACGGAAGTTGAGCCAACGCTTGTTGAGAAATACCAAGCTTTCAAGAGCACGATCAACATGGCGGAATTCAACGACCTAGTCGACTTGGTTACTGCTGACACGAAAAAGATGCGTCAGATGATGACCGAATCTATGCAGGCAATCGCGAATGATTGCGGATTGAAAGCGTGAGCCTATGCAGGATATCAACAGAGTGGTTCTGATTGGCCGATTGACACGTGATCCAGAGCTCAGAAAGACGCAAAATGGAACAAGCGTGTGTTCATTTACCTTGGCAGTCAATCGGAGACAGAATCAGGACGGAACACAAGATGCCGACTTCATCAACTGCGTTGCATGGAATAAGCTGGCCGACAACATCCAACTGTACCAGAAGAAAGGCAATCAGCTAGGAGTTGAAGGCCGAATCAATACACGCTCATACGACAACCAGCAAGGACAGAAAGTCTATGTCACAGAAGTTGTTGCAGAGAACGTGCAGTTTTTGACACCTAGAAATGATTTTAACGAGCAAAACACTCTAGGAGTTACAAATACCTATGGCACTCAAAATTACGCTCAGAATCAATCGTATGGAGCTCAGACAAGGAATCACAATCAATCGAATGTGCAGTATGCGCAAAGCTTGACTCAACAAGCCGAAGTTGATGCTCTTGAGATTGCATCGGACGACTTGCCTTTCTGATGAAGAATGGCGAAGTTTTAAAGGAGAAATCGAGAATGATGATTTTTGACTGTATAAAGATGCCGACCATCTACGTGAGAGATTACTGCACGAAATGCATTCACATGGTCGGAACAAACGAACACGACAGATTGTACCTGGATGATGATGGACACATCCAGTACTTCAACCTGCAGAATGGCTGCGGAACTCCAGATGAATATGATTTCGTTCTAGATCCAGAAGGACATGACCAGAATAACCTTCCATTCACTGAAGAAGAACAGATCATGTATGGCCTAAGCAATATGGATGCATATTTTGGCGGAGTGGATCTAAAAAAGCATAAAGCCTTACTGAAAGAGCAGAGAAAACAAAACGAAGAACTGCCCAAAACACTTGAATGGATTTCTTCAAAAGACGACAAGGAGGAAAAGTAATGAAAGACTCATAACTACGCATGATTGAGACAATGCTAAAGAAACAAGATGAGCTGAATTCGGCCATCATGAAAGAGTTTGGTTTGACTACAATTTCAAAGGAACAAATCGACATGGCCACACTCGACGAGATTGGTGAATTCACTCATGAACTCAAAGGTGACTGGTGCTGGTGGAAGAAGTAGTTGTTTTGCAGGTAATGATTTTAGAAAAAGGATTTTTGGTTGAATACTTACCGAAGTACATTTATAAGGAGAGTTTAAATGATTGAATTAATTATGTGCCATTTGATTGGCGATTATGTATTGCAAGTAGATTTTATTGCAAAGTCAAAAGGAGAAATAAAATGACTGATTATGTATTTGAAGTAATGAAACAATTTCTGGAATCGTTCATCAATTACAACAACGAGCTTATTTTAATTCCAAAAACAAATTTGTACGTTTGCTTACATGATGTAAATACACCCACAGATTTAAAATTTAAATTGTTAGAATATTGTAGCAGAGAATGTACATTCGTAGAGAGATATAGCCAAGAGTGGAGAAATAGAAGGTATCAAGATGATATTTTGTTAAGAATCAACAAATGTTTAGGAACAAATTTCACACAAGAAGAAATGGAATTAGTTTATGACGTATTAGGCAATGGATGTAATCATAAATTAGCAAAAAGGTTCGTTTCAAGTGGTTACGATATGAAGTTGTTGGAGGAAAAAGAAAATGAATAAATATCAATATGCGTTCGATAAACTGTTAACTCTAGATTCTCCTGATGTTGAACAAATTGAACAATTGAAAGTGCGTGGCGCAGACTATTATCACGAGTTACTTGATACTTTATATGATCTGGTCGAAAAAGAAACGGCAACAACACCTGATATTGAAGGTGATGGATATTACAAAGGAGAGCTTGTGTATGATACATGGATTTGTCCTCGGTGTGGCACTAGATATGAAATCGATTATGACGAATATGAGTATTGTCCGAAGTGTGGCCAACACATTGATTTAGATAGCTTAGAACAAGAATGTGAGGATACAGAGGATGAAGAATAAAAAGGAGAATGAGTAAATGAGTGGTGGAAGTTATAACTATATGTATTGTCGAATAAATGATGAATACGTTGATAGAATGTTTGATTCGCAATTAAATAGCATGATGAAAGATTTAGTTGATGTGCTGCATGATTTAGAGTGGTGGCAATCGTGTGATAGTAGTGAAGAAAGATATCGCGATACAGTCAGAAAATTCAAAAAGAAATGGTTCAGACAAACTAAGATTGATGTGCAAAAGCAAATTGAATCAGAATTTGAACGAACAAAGAATGAATTGTTGAAAGAGTTTGAGTATTTGAAGGATGTGGAATGATGAAAGTTTTTTTAGTCGAAAACATAAATGACATTCATGATGAATTTGTAAGAGAAGCATGTGCTCGTTTAGATAGAAAGATATGGGATCTGATAGGGTTTAGTACCAGATTTATTTCTATGGAATCATGCTTAGAACAAATTACGAATTACATCGTCAAATTAGAACGTGAGAATTTTGGGCTAAAAGAGTATAAGAAACACCAAGAAAAAGCGAACGAGAGAAGATATCGCGGTGGTGAGGAATCTTGGCACAGAGGGTCAGCTGTCGCAAAGAAGAAGTAGGTGGACAAAATGAACAAATTAAAAGTAAATCAAATGTTGAATGATTTGAAGTCAGCAAATTATTGCTGCCATCGAATCATTGAGCTAAACGAGGAACTTGAAGTCCTGAATCATAAAATGCTAGGGCTTAGTCATAATCCAATTAGGTTGACAAAGGAGCAGGAGAAATCAAATGCTCCTATGCCGACCTTTCATGGCTGTTATACAAGTCCTTTAGGAATGATGGAGGAAGAATCTCAAAAGGTGGCAGAAATCAACTATTATCGTAGACGTTTGAATGAATGTAAAGTAATAGAACTTCTATCTTTGCGCGATCAGAATATTTTGTTTGATCTATACTTTTGGAATATGAATGCATGGGATGTTGCAGAAAAATATGGTTATACAAAGAACGGAATGTACAAACATATCCGCAGAGAAATTGGTAAATTAGTTTAATTGACGTTGATAATGTTCATATAGGTATTAGTGTTTAAAAGAAGAGGTGGTACAATAATGTTGATTAAAAGAGGGTATGTCATGAAAAAAGAAACACTTACATTAAGGTTTAAAGGCGAAAATGACATTGATATAGAAACATTATCTAAGTCGCTAGACTGTGTTGTTGCGGTTTTAGGTAAAATTGCTGATTCGTCAATAAGCGAAAATGATTTTTGTAAATTTAAAGTAAAGAATATCGAAAAAGGTAGCTTTATGATAACGATAGAGCAGATTGTTGAAATGGCCGCTGTATTATTTCCATTGATGCCACCTATCCTAGAATCGTTTAATAGTATTGTTGAACTGAAGAAAAATCTTGGTGGACAAATGCCTGCAGAAGTAATTCATGAAGGGAATAATACTATAGTCAAGTCTTGTGTTGGTAATGTAACCTATATTGATAACAGAACATATAATCTTTACACAAGAGATTCCTCAATAGAAAAGTGCTTATCAGAATTATCAAGAACTATTTCAGAAGATGGTGAGCGGACAGGCTTTTCTATCGCAGTTACTGAAGATAAAACTGTGAAGACTGTTGAAATGGATAAAGAAGATTTAATGAGAACTAGGAATCCTATTGATGTTGAATCACTAAATGGTGATATCACCGAACAAGAAGCTACAGGAGTACTAACTGTTCGGAAGCCTGATTTATTAGGAAACAGTAAATGGCAGTTTAAATTCCTTGGGAAAACAATCAATGCAGATATTGAGGATGAAAATTTTTTGAAAAAAGTAAAGGAAAAAGAGATTAGCTTTCCACTAGTATCAAAATTGAATGCGAAAATGCGAGTAAGATTAAAGAATGGAGATCCAATCAGTTATACAGTTATTGAGGTAAAAAGTTACGAATAATGCATTTTGTCCCCTAGTGGACAAGAATTCCGTGGTAAACTAATATTATAAGAAATTATGTCAAGACAGAGGTCTTGGCTTTTTTTATGCAAGAAAGGAGGTGTTCCATGCCAGGAAGAGAATTGACAATCAAAAAATACAATCTAGATTTATATGATCCATTTGAAACAGATGGCCCATTTGAGATGCCTGTTATTAAAAAGGCACTTCATATTCCTAATGAGTTAATTGGATTCAATGAAGCAATTTCTTCAAAGCATTATCAATCTGGAATTCATATGTTTATTGATGATTATCAGTTTGAGCGCATTTGGAACACTCCCGAACGATATGTGAATGTTTTAAAACAGTATGACTGTGTTCTTACACCAGATTTTTCTCTTTACATGGATATGCCTAGAACCATGAAAGTATGGAATATCTATAGAAGTAGATTAATTGGGCAATATCTTCAAAATTTAGGGATATGTGTAATTCCAACAGTTTCCTGGGCAGAAAGAGAAACATACACATTCTGTTTTGATGGTATCGAACCAGGAGGAGTTGTAGCAATCTCAACTATTGGATGTATCAAGGATGAATATGCAAGATCAATTTGGAAAGATGGTGTAGATTACATGATCGATAAACTTAAGCCTACTGCAATTCTAATTTATGGCCAATCTATTGAACATGATTTCAAAGGCACAAAAGTTATTTATTATAAAAATAAAGTCATAGAGAGGGCAAGAAAACATGGGAGGTAGAGGAGCAAGCAGCGGTGTCAGTGAAAATGGAAAACCCTACGGGAGTGAATACACTACGGTTTATCAAAGTGGTAATATCAAATTTGTAAAGCAAACTAATGCTAGTAATGCAAAAGCTCCGATGGAAACGATGACCAGAGGGCGAGTATATGCCACAGTAAATGATAAAGATGAAATTTCATCAATTTCTTATTATGACAATTCGAATAAACGTACAAAACAGATTGATTTAACACATGAGCATCAAAATATGAAGCCACATACTCATCACGGATATTATCATGCAGAGCGTGATGGGAAAAGGGCGCGGCAAAGCTGACTACAGAGGAGAGAAAAATGGTTGACCGTGTAAAACGGTTATGGTTAAATAAAAATAAGAAAAGGTAGTCGTATAGGGGTAATTACACTTTGATGTATGCTTATCTTTTTATGATATGCACTGAGGAAACCTCCGTTCGAATCGGAGCACCTTTTCGTTTCGTTAAAAAATATCAGTTAAAATTTTGAACGCTATCTAAGCATCTTGTTAATTCAAGGTGCTTTTTTTATACATGAATAAGGAGGAAATATTATATGGGTGGAAGAGGACAATATGTAAATCGGGGGGGGACAGTTGGTTTAACTGTTACCACAGGAGATGGAACTGTATTTGAGTATAGGCAAAAAGGGAAGAAAGTATTTTCTTTTTCTGGGGCATCATTTGCTGATAGTGGAAGCAGGGAAATTCCTAGGACCTTATCCGATATAGCTTCTAGGGCAAAATCTATGGGTTATAAAGTACAAAAGCTTACAAGCCGAGATTTAGCTAATAAAGATTCAGAACAACGTCGTCTAAAAAGAAAAATAGCAAAAGAAGTGGATCAATTGTGGGTGAGGGGAGCTGGCTCACCAAGAAAAGGAATGAAAGGGCATTAAGCCAGATATTTAATTTCAAAATAATGAAAGGAGGAATTCTATGGCTAAACTGACTGAAAAGCAAAAGCTTTTTTGTGAGAAATATTTGATAACGATGAATGCAGTGGATGCTTATTTGGAAGTTTATAAGAATTGCAAGAGCCGAGATAATGCATCAAAGCATGCATCCAGGTTATTAGCTTTACCGCATATCAGAGAATATGTGGATGAGTGTCTTGAGAAAGCGCACAGTAACAATGTGGCAGATGTTCAAGAAGTCATGGAATACCTCACAAAAGTAATGCGAAGAGAAATGAAAGAATCTGTTGTCGTTACAGTGACAAAAGAACATTCAGAGTATGTCGATACAGGAGATGGAAAGCCGAGAAAGAAAACAGTCAAAGAAGAAGTTCCTCAAATTGTTGAGATTCCTGCAAAGCTTTCTGATGCAAATAAAGCTGCGGAATTACTAGGAAAAAGATATTCGTTATTTACGGATAAAGTTCAAGCAGAAATCGTAGTACCTAAGTTTGAAGGAGAAGATGAGCTTGAAGACTAAATCTATCAAGTTACCTAAAATAGTTGGAAAAGGATATAAATCCTATTGGAACTTCAGGGGACGTTATGCTGCATGCAAAGGTTCTCGTGCTTCTAAGAAGTCAAAAACAACTGCCTTACGCATCATATACAACATGATGAAATACGATAAGTCGAATACATTAGTTGTGCGTAAGACTTATCGAACACTTAAAGATTCGTGCTTCACGGATTTAAAATGGGCAACAAGAAGATTAGAGGTTGAACACTTATGGGAATTTAAATATTCGCCTTTGGAGGCAACATATCTTCCAACTGGGCAAAAAATTCTCTTTAGAGGGCTTGATGATCCGTTAAAAATAACTTCCATTACTGTAGATTATGGGTTCCTATGTTGGGTATGGCTCGAAGAAGCTTATGAAATAACTAGCGAAAAAGACTTTGATACATTGGATGAGTCGATTCGTGGTGAGTTACCGCCTTATCTTTGGAAACAGTGGATGATTACATTCAACCCATGGAATGAACACCACTGGCTTAAAAAAAGATTCTTTGATGTAAAGAACGACCCTGATATATTAGCCATCACAACCAATTATAAGTGTAATGAATGGCTAGATGAAGCTGATTTAAGATTGTTCGATAACATGAAGGAGAAAAATCCTAGGCGATATCAAGTTGCTGGATTAGGAAATTGGGGTATTGTTGATGGATTGGTTTATGAGAATTGGAAAGAAGAAGAATTTACACTAGATCAAGTTATTGACTGTGAATCTGTAAATGGTATTGACTTCGGTTATACAAATGATCCTGCTGCAGTTTTTATAGGTTTCATTGATACAGAACATAAGAAACTCTATGTTTGGGATGAAATTTATAAAAAAGGTCTTTCCAATAAAAAGCTATATGAAGAGATTGAAAACGCGCATTATCAAAAGAAGTCTTTCACAGCAGACTGTGCAGAACCTAAGTCGATTGATGAACTTAGGGGGTATGGTCTTCGTGTTGAAAAATCACAAAAGGGAAAGGATTCCATTACACATGGGATTCAATATATTCAAGATTTCGAAATCATCATTCATCCTAGATGTGTTAATTTCATAACTGAAATTGGTAACTATACATGGGATGAAGATAGATTAGGAAACAAAATAAATCGTCCAATTGATGATTTCAACCACTTAATGGATGCAATGCGTTATGCAGTTGAAAAATATACATTTGGACGAGTTAAATTAAGGACATTTAAAGGAGGTATTTAATGAACGCATACATTATTAAACCGGATACGATATTTAAGCTATCTGACGATAAAGACATCATTAATATTGAAGTGTTGAATGGATTGATAACAAAACATAAGTCGTTAATAACAGACAGGTATAAAAAGCTATATAACGCCTATATTGGCGATTATCCGATCTTATATCAAAAAGATAAAGAATCTTATAAACCAGATAACCGTGTGGTGGTCAACTTTGCAAAATACATTGTTGATACATTCAACGGTTTTTTTATTGGCATTCCTATCAAAGTATCTTCTAAGAAAAAAGAAATTGATGATTATATCAACTTGCTAGATAAATACAATGATCAGGACGACAACAATGCAGAACTATCTAAGATTTGTAGTGTTTTTGGAAAAGGATATGAATTGTATTTCAATGATGATTATGGAAATTTAGGAATCACTTATTTAGATCCAAGAGAAGGATTCATGGTTTATGATGAATCAACAGTTCAGAAACCAAGATATTTTGTAACTTATCAGATTGTAGACGAGGTTATGTGTGGGTATATCTATGACAAAACATATAAGTATGAGTTCAACGATAAAGGCGGTATTCATGTATTTAATGGCGTAGAGCATGGATTCAACGATATTCCGGCCACTGAATTTATTGAAAACGAAGAACGTATGTCTATTTTTGAATCAACATACAGTTTGATCAATGCCTATAACAAAGCAATGTCAGAAAAAGCAAATGATGTTGATTATTTCGCAGATGCCTATTTAAAAATCTTAGGTCCTAAGTTGGAAGAGTCAGATTTGGTACACATTCGTGATAATCGAACGATTAACTTTGAGTCAATGGATGGAAGTGGTGATGGAATTGTAGTTGATTTCATGTCAAAGCCAAATGCAGATGCAACTCAAGAGAACCTTATCAACAGATTAGAGCGTTTAATCTTCCAAACATCAATGGTAGCCAACATCAATGATGAGAACTTTGGGACATCTTCAGGAATTGCATTGAAGTATAAACTACTTTCTATGTCCAATTTAGCAAAATCTAAAGAGCGTAAGTTCACGTCCGGTATGAATCGTAGATATCGTGTTTTATTCAGTAATGCAATCACTCATTTTTCTGATAATGATTGGCTAGAAGTTGAATATAAGTTCACACAAAACTATCCTGCTAACCTGTTAGAAGAAGCTCAGATTGCTGCACAATTATCAGGAATCGTATCACATAAAACTCAGTTATCCTTTATCTCAACGGTTGAAGATACGAATGCCGAATTGGAACGTATCAAAAAGGAAGATGAGAATGATATGGTAGAAACTGAAAACCGAATCTTCCAAAATAACGAGGATTCACAAAACGATGAGCAGTAAAACATATTGGCGAGATCGTGAGCTTGAATGGAAAAAGAAACGCTTAAAAGATGAACAGGAATATGCGGATGAGATACAAGAAATATATGCAAACATGATGGATTCGGTTGAAAAGGAAATCGAATCCTTTTTTAGTCGCTATGCAAATAAAGAAAACATTACTATGGCAGAAGCTAAAAAAAGAGTTTCAAACATAGATATCAAAGCATATCAAAGAAAAGCTAAGAAGTATGTAAAGGAAAAGAACTTTTCAGATGAAGCCAATGAACAGATGAGACTTTATAACTTAACGATGAAAGTCAACCGATTGGAGCTTTTAAAAGCAAACATTGGATTAGAACTTGTGGCAGGTCATGATGAATTGAAATCGTATACTGGTGATAAGCTGGAAGGAGCATATTTAGAAGAGATTCAACGTAATGCATCTATCTTAGGTGATACAGTGATTGACAATGCTAAGATGGCCAAAACGGTAGCAGATTCATCTTTTAAGAATGCAACCTTTTCAGAACGAATTTGGGTCAATCAAGACCTGCTAAAAAACAGTTTATCCAGTGTTCTATCCAACGCATTGATTCAAGGCAAGAATCCTAGAGAATTTATTCCGCTCATTCGTAAAAAGTTCGATGTATCAAGATGCAATGCAGAAAGATTGTTGCGAACAGAAATAGCACGAGTTCAAACACAAGCGCAGGCAGAATCTTATGAAGCGAACGGAATAGATGAGTATGAATATATTGCGTGTGGCTTAAAAGATGTGTGTCCTTTGTGTAAAGAAATGGATGGCAAAACATTCAAGCTTAAAGACATGGAAATAGGGATAAACGCTCCGCCTTTACATCCGAATTGTCATTGTGCAACAGCACCACATTCAGACCGTAAGGAGTATGAAAAATGGCTAAATGGATTAGCAAATGGAGAACACAATCTAAGGTTTGACGAATGGAAAAAGTATTGATTTTAATACTCAAATAGAGCAACACAAAAAAGGAAACAAAGTAAATATTACAAGCCAGGCTATAAACAAAATAAAAAATGTTAGACCAACAGGGTATACAGAGGACGAAGCCCATGAGTCGATACTTGTAAGACAAGAATTATTATCCTATTCAAAGAAGTACAATAATAGTAATGAAGTCTTAGCACTAAGAAAAATAACTGACACCGAGAAGACGCCGACAAATTTTGTAAAAGGGACAGAGGATAGTGTAGACTTTTTAGGTGATTCAGATACATTCCATTTATTGGTTAATTCTAGCAATAGATCTTTAGAATTAGTGCATAATCACCCAGGGCTTTCATATTTTTCGATGAATGATATAAATATTTTTATGATATACCCTTCTATAAAAACAATGATGATTGTTACAAATCAAGGAAAAACTTGGTATATCAACAAACTTGATAACTTTAATTTTGAAGAAGCAAAATCTGTTATGAAAGATGCACTTGAAAAGTACAAGGATAAAGATGTTGCTATTGAAAAGTTCCTAAAAAAAGGCTATAGTTTTGGTATAGAAAGGAACTGATAACTATGAAAAATAAACCAGTTTTAGATGGCAAAATAACTGACGATAAAGTTTTTTTTGAAAATCTTTTGGAAGATTGGGAAAACGCAAAAGTTTTATATGAGAACTGGGACAAAATTTCAGAGGAATTCAGGAAAAATGAAGGCCGTCTTTCAGATGTTGATTTACCGAACAATATCCTTACCGCTTTAACATACTAAATGATGAGCATTAAAAAATATGATGTAATTATGGTCAATCAAAACGAGTGGCCTTTTATTATGCAAGGGAGTGATACTATGGATTATTATTTCACACGTGGTGAAGATAGATCAGAACAAATTAAGAAGCATATAAAAGAAGCAGCTCAAAGTATTATTGACCATGCAGATGATATTGTGGATCAATATGATTTTCTAACAGATTTAAAGATAGAAATGAATTTAAATCCTGATAACAACTGGCTTCCAAAAGTGCAAGTTACATCTAGTTTTCTCTCTGAAAGAACTATTAAGTTAAAAAAGACAAATGAAACAGGTGATATTATGTGATAAAAATTAAGATTAAACAGACAGAAAGTGATTGCCTGATTGAAGTACATGGCCATGCTCGTTACGCTCCGATAGGAAAAGATATCGTCTGCAGCGCTATCTCAGTACTATTTTTGACATTGGCCAATTCAATCGACGAAACATCCGATGCACTTTGCAGATATGATAGCCCTGATGAGAATTGCAAGACGTTGTATATCTCGGGTTTGGACCTTGCTGGAGAATTAGCAATTAATTTTTTCAGAATAGGATGCAAAAGCACAGAAGAAGCATATCCTGAATGTGTGGAACTGAGAGATGTGTAATCACAAATATTTGGAGCGTGTCGAAAAGGTTTATTTTGATCAATGGCTAGAATGCATCGTTGAAGTACGTAATCAACGGTGCATTTTTTGTGGAAAAGCCAAGACTTACAAAGCCTACATATCCACAGTACCAAACAAGACCAAGCATTTACGTCGTTAAACTGTATGGGTTATAGGCCAAGCATTTAAGCCTAAAAAAGATATGGGAAATTGACAAGCAAAGTCAGAAAAATAGGAGGAAAAATATATATGAAAAAATTCAATGACAGACTACCTTTTTACTTACAACTTTTTGCGGATGAAACTTCAGATGAGAATGAGAGTACAGGAACAGAAAACACTCAATCAACTCAGACTCAATCAACTGAAGGGCAAGACAACCAAGAAAAAGACAAATCATCTGAAAAGAAATATTCAGATAAAGATTTGGATGCGATTCTTGATAAAAGGTTTGCACGTTGGAAAGCTGATCAAGAAAAAGAAAAAGCAGAAGCTAAGCGCTTAGCAGATATGAATGCACAAGAACGGGCAGAAGCAGAACGTGACAAAGTTAAAAAAGAGTTGGATGAATTGAAAGCAAAAAATGCGATTGCAGAAATGACAAATGAAGCACGCAAAATGTGCACAGAGCACAATATTAACGTTGGTGATGACCTTTTATCTGTTCTAGTTAATCAAGATGCAGATAAAACAAAGAAAGCGGTTGATGCATTCGTTAAGATGTTTGAACAAGAACTAGAAAAAGCAGTTAAAGAAAAACTAAAAGGCAGCGGTCCTAAACGTGGTGGTTCAAACAAAGGGGTAACTCGTGAATCAATCTTGAATATCACTGATCCAATGGAAAGACAACGCATGATTGCGGAAAATATGGATTTATTCCAGTAATAGAAAAAGGAGAACTAACATATGAAAAAAATTTATAAAGGTATGAACTTGCAAATGTTTGCAGCACCTACAGAATTAACAGGAGCAGATAACATCCAGGTTAGAGCACATGAAATTGATTTTGTTACTAGTTTTGGAAAGAATATCCAAGCTTTATTGGATGTATTAGGAATCATTCGCCCAATTCGTAAAGCAAATGGTTCTGTTTTAAAAACAAAGAAAGTAACAGGAACATTACAGGATGGAAAGGTAGCAGAAGGTGAATCTATTCCATTAAGCGAATACAAAGTTGAAGAAGAAGTATTCGATACAATTCGAATCGAGAAATTCCGTAAAGCCGTATCTATTGAAGCAATTGCAGAAAAAGGTTTTGAAGCTGCAGTATCTGATACAGATGAACAATTCCGTATTGATTTACAAGATAACATCACTGATCGCTTATATAAACAGTTGAATTTAGGTAGCTTAGTAGGGCATGAAGCAACTTGGCAAATGGCAATCGCAATGGCAATCGGTAATGTTAAACACAAATTCCAACAGATGAAACGAAATACTACTGGTATTGCCGTATTCGTCAACACATTGGATGCTTACCGTTATTTAGGAGAAGCTAATGTGTCTATGCAGACTGCATTCGGTTTAACATACATTAAGAGCTTCTTAGGAGCAGATATTGTATTCTTAACAGACCGAGTTGCAGAAAAAACAGTAGTAGCCACTCCAATGAACAACATCATTGCATATTATGTAGATCCAAGTGATTCTGAATTTGTAAAAGCAGGACTTTCATATACTACAGACAGCACTACTGGTTTCTTAGGATTCCATGTAGAAGGAAACTATGATCGTGCTATTTCTGATATGTTCGCAATCATGGGATTACGTTTAATGTGTGAATACCAGGATGCAATTGCACACTTTGCAGTAGGTGAAGCAGATACCCAAACTTTACGTGATTTAACATTGACTGCTTCTGAAGGTGAAGAATCTGGAACTACAAAAGTAGCAGTTGCAGAACAGTTACAATCTATGAATAACAAATTCAAATATAAGGTAGGAGCTTCTGAAGAAACAGTGGCATATGGTGCAGATGTAAAATCTTGGAAGAACTTCGAAGAAGGAGCAGATATCAAAGCAGCAGAAACTAATCATTGTACTGTAGTAGAATGTGACAAAAACTACAAAGCAGTATCAAAAGGTGATGTAGTTGTTGTTTTAAAGGCATAGGTGATTGAATATGTCGACAACAACCGTATTAAATGATGTAAAACTGCTTCTTGGTTTGCAAACTGATGATGAAAAGCTAGATACCATTGTAAGACTTACGGAAAGTCGACTTAAAGCGCTTCTAAGCGTCCAAATCATACCTGACGAACTAGAATATATCATTACTGAAGTGTCCATCAAACGTTTTAATAGAATTGGTTCTGAGGGTGTTCAAACACATTCAGTTGAAGGGGAGTCAATGTCATTTAATGATGATGACTTCTCTTCTTTCTCTTCTGAGATTCAATCCTGGAGAGATGAGCAAGCCAATCAAAATAAAGGAAAGGTTCGGTTCTTATGAGGTACGATAAACCTGTTTACTTTCAAAGGTTTGTGCAAGGTTCTTATAACGAGAACACAGGCAACTATGAAGATGGTTCACCTGTAGAAGAAATGGTAATGGCTTCCGTAATGGATACAAAAACACAAACTATGATACAGATATACGGACAAATCAGACAAGGTAGCCTTACTTGTCATATACAGAACATCTATCAAAAGCCTTTTGATCATATTCGAATCGGTACAAAAAAATACAAAGTTGATTATTCAAGAAGACTCCGTACAAAGGAGTCTTTTATTCTGTCTGAGGTGCAATAAATGGCAAAAGTTGAAATAAGAGGATTAGACAAACTGCAGAAGAAGCTAAAAAAGAATTGTTCGTTGGAAGATGTGAAAACAGTAGTCAAACAAAACGGTATAGAATTGCAAAGTAAAACTGTTAGCAATGCGGTATTTACTAAAGAATATTCAACAGGTGCTACGAAAAGAAGTATCAGAGGTGAAACACGTGATGGTGGATTCACATATGCAGAAGGGCCATCAACACATTATGCACCTTATGTTGAATTTGGAACACGTTTCATGGATGCTCAACCTTTTGTCAGACCTGCGTTTAAACAACAAGTGCCAATATTCAAGTCAGATATGAAAAAGCTAGTTAAGTAGGTGATGATATGGATTCGCAGCAGGAATTATTTAGTGCGTTACTAGTGCAATTAAAAAAAGAGTTAAAGAGTAAAGGAATTAGTGTATATGATACGTTCCTTCCATGTGAAGGGACACCGTATCCGTATGTATACATTGGTTCAAGTCAATTGATAGACGATTACGGAAATAAAACAATGATTCTAGGCACTATCACGCAAGTTGTGGATGTATGGCACAACAATCCTAGGAAGCGTGGAGAATTGTCTGAAATCATACAAATCATTAAGAAAGTGGCTAGACAAATTAACCACACAAACAATTTTGCTTTTATGATCCAAAATATCAACCAACGGATATTGTCGGATTCAAGTACAGGAGCACCATTGATGCATGGTGTTCTTGAGTTGGATTTCAAGATTACAGGAGGAAGAAAATAATGAAATTTGATTTACAAATGTTCGCAGATAAAGTAATTGAAGCGGTAAATGGTAAGCAGCTTATTTATCTTTTCAGAGTTGCAAAAGATTCAAAGAAAGAAAATGCTAGTGCAATTGCTTTCCCAACAGAAAACGAACGAAACGTTACAAAAGATGCAGATACAACTGCTACAAAAGATGGAACTATTCGTACACCATCAGTGGCAGAAATTGAAATCACATCGACATCTATTATGCCAAAAGGTGATGCAATCATTGATAAATTAGAAAAGGCTATGTTGGCAGATGAATTAGTCGAATGTTGGGAAGTAAACCTAGCGGAAGAAGGAACTGAAACAAATGTGGGTAAGTTTAAAGCCAAATACTACCAAGGATATTTAACAGAATGCTCGATTTCATCTGAAGCAGAAGGCTCTGTGGAAGTTGATTTGACGTTTGGAGCAAATGGAAATGGTGCAGATGGATATGCATCAGTAACTAAAGAACAACAGGAAATTGCATCTTACGTTTATAAAGATGTAACTAAAGAAACAGAAAGCATATAGAACATAGGGGCAGAAAAGCCCCTTTTATATTTGTATTTAGAAAGTGAGGACTTTGAATGAGTAAATACATGGAAATTGAAGTAAATGGAGAAATTTATAAACTAGTAGCAGGATTTGGGTTCTTGCACGAGGTAAACAAAAAAGTAACTGTAGATGTACCTAATACAGGCAAGAAAAAAGAAGTAGGCTTGAAATTTATGGTTGCAAGCATCATTGATGGTGATATTGATGCATTAGCAGATTGCATTTTCTACATGAATGTAGGACAAACACCAAGATTAAAGAAAGCGGATGTCGAAAGTTATCTAGAAGACGTTGATGATATCGACAAAGTTTTTGAGGATGTAATCAATTTTTTATCTCAAGCGAATGCGTGCAAGAAAGAAGTGAGACCACTAGTGAGCACGCAGGAAGCAGAGAAGAAGTAGAAGAAACATTCAATGAATTTTATGAACGTGTCGCTATGACTTGTTTTAGGTATCTAGGATTCAAAAACTTGGACCAGGTAAATAATATTACTCCTTACGAATATCGGCTTTTAATGAAGTCTAAAGAACTTCAAATCGTGGATAAACAGTACGAAATACACTTGCAAGCTTATTTAAATATGTCAGTGCAAGCAAGAAGGCGAGCAGGTAAAAAGATGAAACCTGTTTATACGAAATTTGATAAATTCTTTGATTATCAAAAGCAGTTGGACAGAGTTATGGGTATTAAGAAGAAAAGCAAGTTTGATGGTTTAGCACAGTTCATAAAAGAACAAAAGAAGGAGGGATAACAATGGCAGAAAGTTTTAGCGTTGAGGCTATATTGTCGGCAACCGATAAAAACATGACATCAACAATGAAGAAAGCTTTAGGAGCGTGTGAATCATTTGGCGATAGAGTTAAATCTATTGTGGCTGGCGTTGGTGTAACAAAGGTTATTGGCGCAACAATGAACGTTCTAAGCTCATCTTTTGATGGTGCTATAAACAGATTTGATACCATGCAATCCTATCCAAAAGTAATGAAGTCTTTGGGGTTCGAAGTTGAGCAATCTCAAAAGAGTGTTGCAAAGCTAAATCAATCAGTTCAAGGCTTACCAACGAGCTTGGCAGATGTCGTTACAACATCTAAATCATTGGCGGCCGTTACAGGTAATATTGACAAGGCAACGGATACTACAATCGCATTGAACCATGCGTTTTTAGCAAGTGGATCTAGTTCTGAAGATGCATCACGTGGATTACAACAGTATTCACAGATGCTTGCTAAAGGTACAGTAGATATGCAATCATGGAGAACATTACAGGAAACAATGGCACCTGCATTGACAAATGTTGCAAAAAAACTGGGTATTGCGAGTGGAAATACAAATGAATTGTATGAAGCATTGCAGAACGGAACTATTTCATTTGACCAGTTAAACGATGCAATGATTGAATGTGATACTGAAACAGGTGGATTTGCAGACACTGCATTAGAAGCTTCTAAAGGTATCAAAACATCCATGACCAACATCAAAAGCGCAGTGCAGAACCTTGAACAAGGATTCATGTCTGCAATGAATAATATGTTGAAATCAAAAGCTATGGGAGGATTGGTTGATAATCTAGAAAAGATTAAATCTAAAATCTACGATTTCAGAAATTCAATCATGGAAACTAAGGACGATGGTTTGACATGGGATTTTAAACCAGGAGTCATGGAGAATGTATCAAAAGCTATGGATTGGCTAGCAGACAGGGCAAACAATGCAAAAGCTATGATCCAACAATTCTATGATGGCTTTATGAAAACAGATGCAGTACAAAACGCAATCACGATGTTCGATAAAATCAAAGATGCTATCGGTAATGTAATGGATAAGTTACAAGACAGTAAAGTCTTTGAACAGTTAGGACAAGATATTGGAAATATCATTGCAAAAGTAGAAGATGTAACTGGTAAAATTGCGGACTTTGTAGCAAATCTTAAAACAGAAGATGTTAAGAAATTTGCGAGTGCAGTTAAATTGTTAGCCGGAGCACTTGTTGGAATAAAAGTTGGTAGCAAATTAACTAGCACAATCAAGGGAGTTGTTGGCTCTGCACAGAGTGGCTATTCAAAGCTAAAATCAATCATGGATAAAATCAAAGGCGTTGGAGGTACAGAAGGTGCTCCAACATCTAGCCCATCTTCAAGTGGTGTACATGATATTGGAAATGCAAGTATACAAACTGCACAAAAAACATCTAAAGCGGCTCAGATTATTAATTCTGCGTTTGAAGGAATTTCTAATGTTATTTCTTCTGTGTGTGAAGGAGCGAAAGGAATCATTACCAGTCTAGGAGATGCAATCAGTAATGTATTCGAAGGACTTGGAAATGGAATCAAATCCGCGTTAGAAGGAGTCGGTACTGTTATTGAATCATTTGGTACTGCAATCAGTACAGTAGTGCAAGGAATCGGCCAGGGTTTAGCAACTGCATTTACAGGTTTAGGAACTGCGATTGCAATGGTACCGCCAACTACATGGTTAGCGTTGGCAGCGGCTATTCTTGCCACTGGTGCTGCTATGGCATTGGTCGGTTCACAAGGTGAAGGCTTGCAAATGGTTCTCGAAGGTGTTGCAGATGTTGTCTCTGCTTTTGGCCCAGTTATTAAAGATGTTTTTGAAGGGATTTCAAATGTGATTCAATCATTTGGTGAAACAGTAAGTGGAATCTTAAACTCAGTATCAGGAGTGATTAAATCTATTGGACAGTCTGCATTAAATGCAGGTAAAGGTTTCAAACAACTAGCAAATGGAATCAAGATTATTACGAGCCTTAACTTAATTGATATGGGAGCTAGTCTAGGAGCGGTAGCAGTAGGAATTGGAGCTATTGCAACTGCATCAAGTGGAATGGGCGATATTGGTGCTCAAATGATGGCATTAGCAACCGCATTAACAATGATCGTATCAACTCAAGCAGGTATTGAATCATTATCGGCAACAATTCCATCATTATCAGATGCTTTAAGCTCATTAAGCGGAATTTCAGAACCATTAACAGTTGCGAGTGGAGCTATGACTGCATTTGCAGGAGCTATTGCACCAGTAGCAAGTTCAGTAATGGCTACTGCAACAAGTTTAGCCATGCTAGTAGCAGTGGCTTCAACAATCAGCGGAGCTTTCTCAAGTGCTTCTAGTACATCGGTGGCTTCTATTAACGCGATTATCGTAGCTATGACAAATGCAGAAGCAAAAGCTACTACTTCGGGAACTGCAATGGGAAATAACTTTACTAAAGGGTTAGGTAGTGGTCTTAAAACAGGTGTATCAGTTGCAAAAAGTTCTTGTCAATCAATTATATCTGCATTTAATTCATGTCAATCACGAGCAGAATACTGTGGTCGTATGATTGGCCAAGGATTGGCAAATGGTTTAAGAGCTAGTGAAGGTTCTGTTAGAGTAGCGGCCGCTAGTTTAGCAGCTGCAACAGATGCGGCAATTTGTGCAAAAGCTAAGATTGGCTCACCATCTAAAATTGCAGATAAAGATGGTATGTGGTGGGGCAAAGGATATCGCAATGGTATTTTAGGAATGGTTCCTCAGGTTAAAAAGGCTGCGGAGAAGTTGTTATACCTTCCACTAATGAGCGCTCCTAAAATGGCTTTTGGGGGCATTGTGAGCGACTTGAACTCAGAATACGACTACACAAACAATGCTGAATTAACTATTGAAACACCACTTTATATCAATGATAGAGAATTCGCACGTGCAACATATAGAGCAAATCAGAATGAGTTTGATAAACATTCTAAATTCAATGAAAGATTGCGAGGTAACAAATAATGTATGCATTCGTAGATACAGTAAATAGTGGCATTGTCGGTACTAACCTACCGACAGAAGCCATGTCATATAATGGCGTATATTTAGAAAATGAAATTGATGGTTATCGAACACTTTCTGTAACGGGTCGTGAGTTAATGGAATCAGAAGTTACGGATCAAGAAATTGATGGAATGGATGGTTCTTATTACAGATATAAAACTACACCTGCAAGAACGATTACTGTTAAATATCAACTGAGAGCTAGAGGAAGTAGAGAATTTCGTGATGCTTTCAATAAAATGAATAAATTGTTGAGTGGTGAGCAAGTAAAAGTCATTTTTAACGATGAAAGCGATAAGTATTTTATTGGAACAAAGACTTCAAATACACAGGTTGATGGCGGAAGCAACAACGTGATTGGTGAAATCGAAATCTATTGCTCAGACCCACACAAATACTCAACAACAGAAAAAGAATTTAATGCTATTGATGGTGTTTTGAATATTGTTAATGAAGGAACTGTACCAGTTAGTATTGATTATGATGTTCAAACAACATCTGAAACAGGATATATTGGTTTGGTATCTGAAGAAGGAATCATGCAATATGGCAAAGTTGAAGAGTTGGATGGTGAGACGTACAAACAAAGTGAATGGTTAGCCTCAATTAAAGACTTCTACAATTGCAACGATGATATTGGCGGTACTGATGTAATGCATCCAAGTTATGGAACGAATGGAACATTAATTGAACATACATGGTTTGGTAATAAATTTATTGGACTAGGTTCTGCTGGAACGAAAAAAGGAAATGCAAATGGCGGATTAAGAACATTGGTATTACCTGCAGATTCAAGCGGGGATACTAGCGGAGCTAAGAACTTCTATTGTTGGTTTCATTTATGTTTTTATGCCGGCCTTATGGGACAGACTGGTGAAATGTGTATCAACTTCTTGACTGCAGATGATAAATTGATTTGTGGATGTAATTGGTACAAGACAGATGCAATCGGTAACACTGGCCATTATGAAATATGGGCAAATGGTAAGGTGTTGAAAAATTGGGGATTTACAACATCACATTTACAAGCTCAGAATCCTTTTTATTACAAATGGGGAAGTTGCGATGTTTTAAAAGAAGGAGCGAACATCAGATTTTTCTTCTGGGCGAGATATTATAACTTCTACATCCCAGAGATTGAAAACATGAAGTGTGCAAAGATTCAAATTGCGGTTAAACAATGGGGTGATAGAGGTGGTAATAAGTTCCTGTCTATGATTGGATTTGATGTTATCGACTTTGAAAAGATGAATGTCGAAAAATGGAAGGATATTCCCAATAGGTACCCAAGTGGTACTAATATCACGATTGATGGTAAGTCATCTCATGTATATGTGAATGGAATGGCTAGACCAGAAGATGAAGTGTTAGGTACTCAGTATTTCAAAGCACCAGTTGGAACATCAGAAGTTAAAGTTACGTGCTCAGAATGGACAAAATCTCAACCAACAGTTAAAGCTAGAATAAGGGAGGCATGGTTATAAATGGAATACATAAGAATTGCAATTTTAAATCCTTACAATAAGGTTCTAGCGTTTCTAGACAATACTGTGCCTAATGCAATGCATTATTTTGATGAAACCTTGCATACTTATTTAAAAGGCTCATCTTATACATTTGAATTTACTACAATGACTGCACATGATGATGCAGTCTTTTTAGTTGAAGGCAATAAGCTAAGTTTTAAACGTAAAGGTAAAGACTATCATTTAACGATCATGAGTGTCGAAAAAGGTGGTGACACAACAACTGTTACCGCCTATGGCCTTTGCTTAGAGTTAACGAATGAATATGTGGATGCATATAAAGCAACTAAAGCAATGTCGTTTGAAGAGTATATAAATGCGTATGGATTTGAAAGATCGTTTATTATCGGTAAAAATGAAGTATCAAATAAGAAGATTACTCATGAATGGACAGGCACAGATACAGTGCTTGCAAGATTATATTCAATCGCAAATGTATTTGATGCAGAATTAGAGTTTGTTACCGAATTAAATGATGATTATTCATTGAAGAATGTTGTGTTGAATATTTATCGTGCTCATTCAGATTCAGTTCAAGGAATCGGAAATGATAAACGCAGCACGATATTAAGATATCCAAATGATGTGTATGGAATCACGAAAACAAGTGATATTACTGAATTGTATACGGCAATCAGACCTACAGGAACAAATGGATTGCAATTGAACTCAATCAGTGGCCGAACTGTTAAGGATTCAAATGGTAATGTTCTTTATAAAGTTAACGGAAACAATATACTAGCCCCTCAATCTAGAGACAGATTCCCTTCAACACTAATCACAAATCATTCAAACGATATGTACGCAGTGCAGATATGGTCGTATGAAACTGAGAATGTTGAAACCTTGTATGGTCAAGCACTAGCACAATTGAAAAAGAATTGTGTCCCTAAAGTTACATACGATGTTGACGCATATATTGATGGTGATATTGGTGATACATTCACGATTGAAGATGCAGAGTATAGTCCTACATTGTATTTAGAAGCACGAATCACAGAACAAGAGATTTGTTTTACGGATTCAGAGAAATGCAAGACTATTTTTGATAACTTTGAAGAAAAACAATCACAGATTAGTTCCGCTCTGATCAGTGAAATGAACAAGATGATTGAATTGAAAAAAGTTTATGAAGGCTCAATCGTATCTTCAAATGGAGTTCTTTTTAAAAATGATTCAGATAGCACTAAATTGACTGCATTGGTAAAGGATGATGGGGTTGATATTACATCTAAGTATTCAATTGTTTGGTATAAAGATGATGTGCAAATATCAATAAATCAAGCCATTACAATCAATGCCTCAGACCTATCAGAAAAGGCCGTATATCGATTTAAAGCAATGAGCGGTGAAATACTCAAAGCAAGTGCAGAAGTCACTGTAATGCGTTTACAAGACGGTCAGAATGGAACTAGTGCTTATGTACATATTGCCTATGCCAATAGTTCAGATGGTCGTGTTGATTTTAGTTTAACAGACTCAAATCGTAAATTTATTGGTCAGTATTCTGATTCAAAACAGTATGGTTCTGATGACCCAACCAAATACAGATGGTCAACAATTAAAGGTGAAGATGGCCAAAGTTTTGTAAGTGCCGAGGAACAATTCTATTATTCGACTTCTCAAACCGAATTAGTCGGTGGTGAGTGGTTTGTTGGTAATGTAGTTTATCAAAGTGATAAGTTCCTTTGGAAAAGATGGAAGTGTACGTATGCTAATCCTAGTGAAATCAAGTATACGAAAGCTATTTTTGACAACACTTGGAATGAAATTGAAGCAAAGATTGGTGTAATCCATACACAAGTATCGGAAGCTAACAATCAATCTAAAGAAGCAGTTGATAAGGCAACACAAGCTCAGACGGATGCAAGTAAAGCGTATGAATTGGCTAACGCTGCTAACACTCAATCGAGTGAAGCTAAGCAACTAGCACAAGATGCGAACACAAGCACTGGTAAAGCTCAAGAACAAATTGATGCAATTAAAGGTGATATCACTGATTCAAAGCAACAAATTCAAGACGCAGTTGATAAGGCAAATGCCAACGCTAGTGAAATTGCTACTGTAAAAGAAACGTATGCTACAAAAGTTGATTTAACTAATGAATCAAAATCTATTCATGCAGATGTTACAACTGAAATTGAAAAGAAAGTGGGTGAGTTGTCGACTACTGTATCAGAAACTTATGCTTCTAAGAGTGATTTAACAACACTTGAAGGAAGTATGGACACGCAGTTTAAACAAACTGCAGATACAATATCAACTCATGCTAGTTCTATTGAAAAGCTACAATCAGATACAACTCAAGCTCAGAAAGATATTACTGATGCGACAAAGAAAGCAACGGATGCTCAAACTCAAGCGGATAAAGCTTTAGGCAATGCTCAGAGTGCTCAAGCTTTAGCAGACCAAGCTAAACAAAAAGCAGACAGCGCTCAGGAAAATTTAGACAATGCTAACAAAGAGTTAGCAGATGCGAAAAAAAATCTAGAATCGGTGACTGGCAGAGTTGATTCGAGTGAAAAAGAGATAAGTGATGCAAAGACTAGGCTATCAAAGGCAGAGTCAGATGTCACACAAGCTCAGAAAGATGCAATTACTGCTCAAAACAACGCTCAAACTGCAATCAACAATGCTAAGACTGCACAATCAACTGCAGATACTGCTAAAGCTAATGCAGAGCAAGCACAGAAGGATTTGAACGATTTAACAAATCGTGTTACTAAAACTGAAACTGCAATTAAACAGAATGCAGATAAAATCACGTTACAAGCTAAATCGGTCACTGAAATAAAAGAAATTGCGAGCAGTGCAAACAGTAATGCATCAAGTGCATTAAATAAAGCCAATAGTCTAACTGATAGAGCTAACAGTGGTGAATTTAATGGACGTGGTGTTAAGAGCACTAAAGTAGAATATCAAGCCTCTACTTCAGGTACTTCAACTCCGACTGGTACATGGTCAAGCACACCGCCAAAGACTACTGCGGATAAACCATATTTATGGACAAGGACAATAATTACTTATAGTGATAACACTCAGAGTACTTCATATTCTGTTGGAAGTACTCCTGAAGGGATTGTTGTTGGTGGTAGGAATTTATTAATGCAATATATACGAGCTGGTTATATGACAACCAAGATAAATGATTTATCAATAAAGGTAGGTACAGGTGTAGATGATACGTATTTCTACTTGAGAGCACATCAAAAGCTAATTAAAGGTGAGACATATACTATATCATGTGATGCTTCGAATGTACCGAGTGGATGCAATTGGTCTTTTGGTGTAACGCTTCAAGCTGGGACATGGCAATTATATATTAATAAGAATGGACGATGTTATGCTACTGGAACTCCGAATGCGGATATATTACCAGGAACTGAGTTTATACTTGATGATTATTACGGAAAACCATCTACTGCAACAAACATCATTTTGAGTAATTTCAAATTAGAAAAAGGCAACAAAGCCACTGACTGGACTCCTGCACCTGAAGATGTAGACAATGCAATAAATGAAGAACGTACCACGCGACAGTCTGCAATTGAGACTAAGGCAAATGAAATTACATCTAAGGTTTCTGAAACTTATGTATCAAATTCGGCGTTTGAACATTATCAAAATACTGTATCAAGTCAGTTTACTCAAACGAAAAAGGACTTCACATGGTCAATCAATCAATCGGTAACTGATGCAAAGAATGAGATGAATGGTCAAATTGGCAGTGTAAATTGGCGTGTTGATGGTTTGATGGAAACTACCGATAATGTAAACAATTACATGAGCTTTGACAAAGATGGATTAACTCTAGGTAAATCAGACGGTGCGTTTAAGACAAAAATCACGAATCAAGAATGGTCGATTCAAAAGAACGGTGCAAAAGTAACGTATATAAACGATCAAACAATGTACATTACAGATGGTCAATTTACGCAGTCTTTAAAAATCGGTAACTTTGGCTTTGTTCCAAGAGCTAATGGCTCATTGGACTTTAAAAAGATAAGGTAGGTGATTGAATGGCACAATTCAGTGGAAGTATAGGAATAAGCACAGGGCAAACAGACAAGTATTCGTTATTGTTGGATGTTTCAGAGAAATCTTATTCAATTGAAAATAACACATCTAAAGTTGAATGGTGGGTTGGTATTCGTTCAAATACTGCATACCATAATCACTATGGGTTGTCAGAAACTTATGTAGTTAATATCGATGGCACTGTAGTACACAATGCAGTACATACACCTACAGTCAACAGTGGTGCTACTGTATGGGTAGCAAGTGGAACAACTACTGTATCACACAATGCAGATGGTTCTAAATCTATATCAGTCAGTGCATCGTTTGACAATGCAGACAGAGGAACATATTTACCAACGACAGGATCATGCAGTGGTAGTTTAAAGTTAACGACAATACCACGTGCAACTACTCCTTCTATTGATAAACCGAGTTTAGATTGTGGTAGTGCAATTAAGATTAGTGGTACAAGTGCATCAAGCAACTTTTCGCATAAAGTTTATGTAACTTGGAATGGAACAAAAACACAAATAGGAACAATAGCTAGTGGTACAACAACCCCTAGCTTTTCTTATACCATTCCGACAGATTGGGAAAAGAATATTCCTGATTCAACAAGTGGTATTGCTACATTTACATTAGAAACAATCAGTGGTTCAACGTCAGTTGGTTCTAAAACAGTAAATGCGACTATTAAAGTTAGAAGTAGTATTGTTCCAACGATTGGAACTGTTGGTATTTCTGATACAAATTCAATTTGTGCAGGAATTGGACAATATGTTCAGAATCAATCGAAATTAAAATTCTCGATTGCAACAAGTGGTAATCAAGGCTCAACGATCACATCAGTATCGACTAAATTCAATGGCCAAACATACAGTGGTAGCACATTTACAACTCAAGCGATTCAAAACAGTGGTACGTTAACTTACACAATCACAGTTACAGATTCACGTGGTCGTACTGCTACTAAGAGTGGTTCGGTATCTGTAGTTGCATACAATCCACCTAGTCTTACAAATATAAGTGCAAAGCGTGCTAACTCAGGCTATACAGTAGATGAATCAAGTGGTACGTATGCATTGCTACACTTCAAAGTTGGATTTACTAGTTTAAGTAATAAGAATGTAACATCATTCTATATTCAGTATCGAGCAAGCGGTGCTAGTTCGTGGACAAAAATTAATTCATGGGCTAATAACTACACTTTGGAACAAGATTACAAAGCAGGTAATTTATTTACCTCAACAACTACAACATATGAAATTGCATTCGGTGTTAAAGATAAATTTATGAGCGATTACTCATGGCAAATAGTTACAGTTACACCAACTTATACATTGATTAACTTTGGCAAAGATGGAAAATCATTAACTTTTTTCGGTCAAGATGGTAATAATGCTAACCGATTAACTGTTAATGGCGATTTAGTATCAAATAAATATAAATTCAGTTCAGTCAGTGAGAATACTTCATCAACTCATGTGTTGGTGGAGAATGGTAATGAAATTCAATATCGTGATTGGAATAAATTAGTTAATTCAATCAAGAGTGCGATGTATCCAGTAGGTTCAGTTTATATCACTTACAACAATGTCAACCCTGGCACATTTTTAGGTGGAATATGGGAAAGATTCGGGCAAGGTAGAACTTTGGTCGGAGAAGGTACTGGGAATGATGGTAGTACAAGTATGTCCTTTACTGCGAATTCAACTGACGGAAAATACAAGAATACTCACTATCACGTAACTTCATTTGGTTGGGATGGAGATTATTTTTATGCAGGTAGACCAGACGGAGCAGTTAATAATGCATACGACCGAACCTCAGTAATTCCAAATGGATATGGAATTCAAACTAGTTCTTTTATATCAAATCAAGTGCGATTGAATTGGACTGATAACTGTACTATTGATAATGTACAACCATACATAGTTGTTTTCTTTTGGAGAAGGACCGCATAAATTAAGCCGTCCTTTTCCAAAAATGTACTGTAATGTAAGGTTGAATGTTGTTATGAAATGCATCTTCACCTGTTTTAGATACATTAAATCCATATGCATTCGAGCCTTGAGTGATTGGTTTATTTTCTGCAAAAGGAGAACTTGTCTGTTTTGTTGAACCACCTCTAGCATATAATTTATGGTCATGACTTGGCATCTCATCTATAGTTAACTTATGTTTATATTCACCGCCAGTGCTATTGGCAGTAAATGACATACCTATGCAGTCCTACGCCAAAAGTAGACTGTAATGTATGGTTGCACTAAAGATACTTTTGCACTATGTTCTCTGCTACCATTTCCTACATCAGAACTACGAACAATAGTACGTTCGGTGTAATATGTCGGGCCGTCGTTCTTTCTTAAACCATATTGTTTGTCCGAGCTATTAAGAACATCCGAGTAATATTTACCACCTGTAGAATTCGCAGTAAAAGACATACCTTAACTATTTAATTCTGTACCAAAAGTAGACAGTGATATAAGGTTGCAATAATGGTATCTTCGTTTTCATGTTTTTATTGTGATCATGAACACCCATTTGATTACCATTGCTATTAAGAAGTGCACCGTAATATATGTAACCTATATCATTACGTACCATAGAATGAATGTACTCTCCGCCCGTGTCATTAGCCGTAAAAGACATACATTGACTATTTGTAATAATCACAAAGCAGCTCAACACATTTTCGCTTTAATTCCATTTGTGGACGTACATAAATGTTCATTGTGATTGATACGTTGGAGTGGCCAAGCAATTCACTAAGTGATTTGTAGTCACATCCGCACTCAATGCATCTAGTGGCGAATGTATGTCGTAATGCGTGGAATTTGAGATGTGGTAGCTCAAGTTCTTTGAGGACTCTATTGTAGTAAAGTCTGTATTTGTTAGGTTCTATCGGCTTATTTCGATTCGTTAATACATAGTTATCTGCATCACCTTGTAGAAGGATTGCGTAGTGCATTATCCATGTATTTAACGGAATCATTCGAGTACTGGAACGTGATTTAGGTGGTGTTATTGAAAGATGGCTACCATCTTCTTTGGTGTAGGTTCGTATCATGGTTTTGCTTATATTTAATAACTTGGTTTGAGTGTTTATATCAGACCATTTTAAAGCGCACAGTTCACCTATGCGTATTCCTGTATGGATGCATAAAAGGATTCCAAAGTTTTTACAATTAATCTCAGATTGGAGGTGATTAATCAATGTTATTTGATTTTCTTTTTCAAAAATCTCTACCGCCTTAGAAGGATGGTATGGTAGTTGAATATCGACTTTGAATGGAAGTGTAAATTTTAAAACCTGAATAATGTCTTTGGCATATTTGAATGATATACCACCTTTTCCGTCTTTACGGCCATTTTCAAGTTTTTGAAGAATAAACTCTTGTAAAATATCGTTATTCAAATCTTCAATCTGATAATTGCCTAGTTTTGGCATGATGTGATTGTGGATCACATTACAATAATTTGTGTAAGTGCTGTATTTTAGATAGATTTTCTTTTCCTTTAACCAGGATGTTAATTTGTCAGAATATAGCATTTTTGTTTTACCTCGCTTTTTTTATATTAATAGGAGGATTTTATATGACTAAGGTTCATGAAATCAATTTAAATACAAAGTTATGGAATTTCTTTACGGAACATGACTTTATTATTCTTGATTTGACAGATAAACAAATCAATGAACAAGATTACGTGTTATTCAAACAAGTGTCTTTAGATGAAGGAAAAGAAACAGACACTGGTTTGTTTAGAATGACACAAATTAGAAGCATCACAACTAATGATGGTTTCAAAGATGGTTATGTGATGTTAAACGTAACTAAATTATAGAATTAATCGACCTTGTGAAGTCGTAAAACTCACACATGGTACAGAGACTGCACTTTAGCTCGTTCAAGCGGTCTTTTTTTGTGCCAAAAAAGAAGGAATTATATATGAATTTTGCATCTGCGTTTATTTCGATGACGCGTGGCCACAAGGTGGCGCGTAGTCACTGGAGTGGATATTGGCATATCGTCGATGGAATCATCATGATCCATACGAAAGATGGTATTGATTTAAAATTAACGGATTCAGACGATATTGTATATACAATCAGCAATTGTGCATGTGATGACTGGCACATTGTTGACAACTATGGAGTTAGCAAGGAGAGGTAGAATATGGAACAATTAAAAAATGCTAAATGGTGGAGTGCAGCATGCACACGCTGCTTAAAAACAATGTGTCAGACTGCAATCGCAATGATTGGGACGTCACAAATGATGGAACAAGTGGATCTTAAAGTTGTAGTATCAAGCACTGCTTTGGCTGGAATTTTGTCATTATTGACATCCTTAGCCGGATTACCAGAAGTAGAGACACCTTGTACAGAAGATGATGAAACGAAAGATAATTAGTGAAGGTGCTGGTAATGAACTTTGTGATTACTAGTGAACAGATTGTCTGGTGTCTTACTTTTATTGGTCTTGTCTGGGCCACTGTTAAGATTATCAAGGAGCTAAAAAAGCCGAGTGATGATCTAAAAGCTAAAGTTCAAAGACATGATGAATTGTTGCACAAAGACAATGAGCGATTAAATTCACTTGAAAAGATTACACTCAATCAAGAAGGCATCAACCGCAAATTAGAGGAGCATACTCGCATTCTGTCTGACCATGATGAACGGTTAGAAGAGGATAAAAAAAGAGGCGACTTGATGTTAAAAGCGAACATGGCCATCCTCGATGGAATGTTATCGGAAGATGATAAAGAAAGCCTAAAGGCTACACGAAAGGAAATTCAGGATTTTTTAGTCGAGAAGAATTAGGAGAACAGAATCATGGAAGAAAAAGAAGTAAAATTTGAAGAATTATCAGAAGAAGCTCAATCAGAGCTATCAAACGGAAAAGAAGAAGGTGAAGATGAATGTCATACTCAAGACTAACTAATAAGTACATTGTCGCAAGTCCTAACAACTATATGCGCGGTAGAGGAGGTTACAAAGTATGTAAGATTACACCGCATCATATGGCTTGTAAATGGTCAGCAGAGACTTGTGCTAGATCATTTCAGGTAGCTGGAAGGGAAGCTAGTGCCAACTACTGTATTGGTTCAGATGGTACAATTGTTGCAAATGTTGATGAAGAAAATCGTGCATGGACATCAAGTAATTACTACAATGATTGTCAATCAATTACAATTGAAATTGCTAACGATAATACAGATACGTGGACGATCTCACCTAAAGCATGGAATGCATTGGTAAATCTATGCGTGGATGTATGTAAACGATATGGATTCAGATTGAATTACACTGGTAATGCGAATGGCAGCTTAACCGAACATAGAATGTTCGCAGCAACATCTTGTCCAGGCCCTTATTTACATTCTAAGATGAATCAATTAGCACAAGAAGTAAATGCTAGATTGGATGGTCAAACTGTAGCTCCAACACAACCAAGTACTCCAAGCGCTCCAAGTGGGGAGAAGTACTCTACTGGTACTCCAATTTGCACAAATACATTAAGTGTAAATTGCTATGGTACAGGTAAAGTTTATAAAGGCGATTGGAATGGTACGATTGGTAGAGTGATTAAAGGTGCCAAATATCCGTATCGTGTAGATCGTAATGGGGTAGCGATTGGATGGACAAATGATGCAGGAATTGATACAGACCCTCATATTCCTGGAGGAAGTACTCAATCAGTTCAAACTGTTTTAAATGGTATTCCGTCAGATTTCAACAGAGAAAGTGCTACATTCTATCCAAATACAACTTTGAAGATTAGAAAAGCACCAACTGAAAAAGGAATTGACACAGGTTTATACTACAAGCAAGGAATGTCTGTTCGATATGACGGATATGTCAAACGTGAAGGATTCGTATGGATCAGTTGGATTAGTGCATCCACAGGTGAAAGAAGATGGATGAAAGCTGGCGCATTAAATTCAAAAGGATACAATACTAATCCATACGGAAGATTTGTTTAAAATTTAATAAAATAAGTGTCAAAAACTCAAATATTGACACAAAACAGTACAAAATGTACGTAAAATGATTCAAAATATCAAAAAATGACACAAAAGTTGAACTAAACTATATTTTTAATGACTAAATCCGAGCCTACGTGTAATGCGTAGGTTCTTTTTTTGTTGTGAAATTATAATAAAATTGAGATATAAATTATGTCTTGATTATATCTTGAAAAAAATTTAATATTTTAAACAAAACTATTGAATTACGATGTTTAATATGTTAAAATCCAAGTGTACAAAAGAAAGGTGGTGATTGAGATGGGATTCAAAATTAAGGAATTGCGAGAAAAAGAAAATTTATCTCAGGCCGAATTGGCACAAAAATCAGGTGTATCACAAAATTTAATTGCCCGTTTAGAGAGTGGAGCTTTAACGAATACCACTACAGATACTCTTCTTAAAATATCTAAAGCATTAAATGTGAAAGTTGAGCAAATTTTTTTTACAGATAATGTTTAACATTTGCTGATAGTACTACCAACGACTACCACAGAAATAAAACATAAGACCGGTGCGGTACTTGAGGATGGAGGAAAGGAAAAACAAATGGAAGAAAATAAAGTAAAAAGTCTTATTGACGCTTTAGATCTAGTGAACGAACAAATGGTACAGAAACAAGAAATAAGCACAATAGCCGTTGCCGTCAAGCTTGAGGGTTTGGATCAGGTAAACGAGGAACTTGACAAAATGCTTATTAAATTAGAAAAAGCCAACTCATTGGCAGATGAATTGGCTTCAAAAATTAAAGACTTATGTTCAAAGTAATCTCAGATTTGCAATGTGGGCAGACATTGCTACCTGAAGAAGCTTTGAAGGTATTGCCGCATTTAGGGCACTTTACGTCGATGCTTAGATTGTTGACTTGACTAGCAAGGTTTCTCTCTAAAGATTTTTGTAAGTCACGCTCAAGTCTACGCATATCTGATTTACTACCGATATTGTACTTTTTAGTCATTTATTACACCTCCTTCCAAAAGGAGATTGTATCACATAGAAAATCAGAAAAAGTATGCTTGCAGCATACAAAGGAGAATATATGCAGATTACAGTAATTCGAAAATCAGACAATTCAGTCATCACTCGTATCTTTGAGGATGAAGAAGGAATCAAAGAGATCACGGATGATGATTATGAGGTCTTAATTGAAAAAGACTCGAATTAACGAGTCCCTATTTATCTAGATTGTTGTTAGTGCTTTTATCTGGATTACTACGAATGAACTTAGTGCCATCAGAGTTCTTTACACCGTGATACCCATTTACTTCGCCTCTCACAGCTTTGTTGTAAGCTTGGGTATTCGTGTATACAACGCCGTTGATACTCACTCTGTTGTTTAGCCCAGTAGAAGTTTCTGAAACAACTTTAACTCTAGCTCTTGCCAGTTTGATCGTGTCGTTCTTTGTGTCAATGATCATAGGCAACACAGTCGGAATCCATTATCTGAACAAACATGATAAGGACTGGCAAAATATGCTGAATAGAATACTGGATGACCTAAAAAAGCATACAAAGGGGGAATGAACATGAGCTTAAAAGTAGAACCCAAACAGGTTGATATTACAATCGACAACTATCAAAGAATCGAAAAGTTAAGCCAGGAGCTTCATGAAATGTTCGTAGACGGAGGCTTTAATATGGCTTTGGTAGAACAAAAAGAAGCTGAACTTCACAATGAAATCCAGCTTTTAAAGAAAGTAAAGATTAGTGTAAGCCTTACTTAACATTGATGCTAATGCCACCATCAGGTTCACGAATGACTTCTAAATTTGATTCTCCTGGGACATCTGGAAAAACATTTATAGTGTTTAGACTTGAAAAGTCTGTGTTTTTGATAAAACTACTAAGTTCACTTTTTGAAGTTTCGATACCATCTAGGTCCAGGCTATAAGACATGATACGAATATTTGAAATATCAAAAGGGTAGTTTGCTTTATATTCACAGTCCTGAATGATGATGTACGGTCTACCAAGGCCCATTCGGTAGCCTAGTTCAAGAAAGACATTAGGATTGTGACCCGTGATATCTACGATTACAAGGTCATCATCTTTTAAGTGGTTGAATATGTCATCTGTTAAAACTGAAGTCTTAGCAATTTTATCTACTCGTATAGGTTCAAAATCTAATTCTGAGCATACTGGTTTCAACAGGTGCTTCAAAACTTGATCGGAATGAATACGAACTTCTGATCCTTTATCACCTATAGGAGTAACAAAAAAGCATTTACGCATATAAATCACCTCCTTCCAGGATAGATAGTATCATTGAATTTTCAAAAGTGCACATAAACAAAAAAATTCTCTGGGCAGTACTTGAGGTGTCATTTCAAGCATAGAAAGGAATAGATTCCATTAGTGCTCATTGCTATCGTCAAGAATCATGGTTCTAGCGCTACCTACAAACATTCGCAGAATCTAGATTCTAAAACATGAGGTCCCCTTATCATACTGACATGGCAAAATCTGAATGACATGAAAATATCTCTTGTTCGCAAATCAAAAGAAATAGACGCTGTTTTGTTTTTATCATAAAAGAATGAGGTGAAGAATCGCCTCCAAAACTAATTATTGCTCTAATATCTAAAAATTAATCGGACAAAAGTGTTCGCACACAAAACAGTGACCTAATCATGTTGATAAGTAAGAAGTGGCACCTCAAGTGCTGCACCAGAACATAGTAGAACATAGTAGAACGCAGTAGAAAGGAGTAGAACATGCAAGAATTATTACCTATTGGAAGTGTCGTGGTTCTTAAAGAAGGAACAAAGAAGTTGATGATTATCGGAAGACTTCAAGCAAATCCTAAAACAAAGAATCTCTACGACTATGCAGGATGTCCATGGCCAGAAGGCTATATGGATAAGGAACATTGCTACGTATTCAATCACGATGATATTGATCTTCTTTATTATCTAGGAATGCAGGATATAGAAGAGTTCAATTTCAGATTCAAATTGGATGAAGCAATCGAAAAAATAGAAAGTGAAGGATATAAACATGCCAAGAGCAAACACATCAGCCAATAAAGCAACAGCTGCGAAAAAAAGAACTGTAAAAAAAACAGATGAAATCAAAGAACAACAATGTGAATTGGCTCCGTTTGCAAACAATTCACATGAAACAGAGTATACAAGAATGATGCACAGATACTCTGAACTGGATAAAAGAGAGAAGGCAGTGCGCAGAAAGCAGCGTTTCGCAAACTGGATGTTATTTGCGAGTGTTGTGTTAGTGATTGGATGTATGATCGCTACTGCGTTTGTATGTACGACCATCCAGTCTATTCGACTGTAGAAAGGAGTTCAGCTTATGAAGAATATTAGAACAGTCTCTTGTATGGAATATGATGCAGAAGTTGAGGACAAGATCCAGAAGCTTACAAAGTATGCATATATCACGCAGGGAGACTTGGCAGAGATTATTGGATGTTGCAGCGCAACGGTTAAGACTGAGTTGAATAAGCTTGGCGTTCAATCCAATTGTTTCGGATGGCCAACCGCAAAGGTAATTAATGTTCTTGGCTTGCAGCCTTATTTGGATAACCTGATCAAGCTGCGTA